GATTTAATCACTGATTTTTCCATAGTAATCCATTTCGAGCAGCATGAGGTACCTACAATCGACTACACAACCAGCGTGATAAACAAAGTTGCTTGTGATCGGGTTATCTATCAGAAAGGAGAATCTGATGTCTCAAAAATATGACGAGTATCTGGAAAACCACAGACAAGCTGTAAAAAAGGCTTATCAGTGGATTGCCGCTTATATTCCAGAACTGACAGATGTGGAGGCAACTCGAAATATTGAGTTCCATGATATGTCGAAGAATACGCCGGACGAGTACATGCCTTATGACGACTATTTCTATGGAGAGCAAACTCCGGCAGTCATTGAGGCATTCAATCGGGCATGGCTCATGCATATCCACCGAAATCCCCATCATTGGCAGCATTGGGTCTTAATCAATGATGAGCCTAAAGAAGGAACCATCCTTATAGAAATGCCGTACCCATACATTGTCGAGATGATCTGTGACTGGTGGGCATTCAGCTGGATTAAAGGTGACCTTTCCGAAATGTTTGCCTGGTATAAAGACCATGCCGATTATATTAAGTTACACAATAACACTCGTTCGATTGTAGAAGAAATTCTGGAAATGATTCGGACGAAGCTTACGGAGGTAGAAAATGCTGAAAATTGAAAATGCCGAGATTATGGGCTGGGAGCACGCCATTCGTGGTATGAGGAACCCTAAGAACTCGTGGGTGAAGAGTGATAGTGGTGTTTGCGCCACGCATGGTCCAGCTCATTGCGCAGATTATGTATACACTGATTGCCACGCTGACGATGTCGAGATTGGTACAAAATATATTCTCGGTCCTAACGACCTCAACCTCATGACTACCCTCCGCAACGCAGGCACTGACCATCGCAAGTTCATGCGGATGATTACGGTCTATCTTGACATCACCGCCCCGCTATACTGGTGGAAAGAGTTCGACACCTACAAGGTTGGTACGGTTGTAAACTCCTGCTCTACGATGCATAAAATAGCGGACAAGGAATTTACGCTGGAGGATTTTAGTTGTGAGCATTTGTCTGAACCAGCTATCAGTATTCTGAAAAATACGGTTGAAGCTTTGAATCAAGCCAGAGATTTATATTTGGGATACAACGGTTTTAAGCACCAATGGGGCGACTGGGAGAAGAAACATTATTGGTGGCAGATGATCCAACTTCTGCCGAGCTCTTATAACCAGCGCCGGACAGTTATGCTGAACTACGAGGTTCTGGCCAATATCTATAAGTCCCGTCGGAACCACAAGCTCGACGAGTGGCATACGTTCTGCGATTGGATCGAGAGTTTGCCATATTCTAAGCTTATTACTGGCGAAAAGAAAGGATGAAAGATGATGAAATTCGTAGTCAATCAGCTTCCTTATTACGGAGAGCTGTGCCCACTATGGACGATGTGCAGTAAAAACGCAAAGGAACATGAATGCCCAAGATACTGGGATAAATATAAAGTCTGCTCGGATGAAAACCCACATGAATGTGAGCGCCTTATCGAGACGGAGAAACTCTAACAAATGGTTTCCCTGCACGAAAAATACACCCCCTATTATGAAAGGAGGTAACGCACAATGAATTATTTTCTGGCAGTTAATGATCGGCAACTCGGTACTTGTTTGAGAATGCTGTTTGCTGAGAAACTTCAACCTGCTGTCCAGACCGTGTTGAACGAAAAGGGCAAGATTGAGTTTCACATCAGCATTGCAGCAGATCAGGAAGTGTTCGAAGAACTGAACGAACGCTACAAGATCATGATTTCGTAAGTTACTCGATTTTGAAGGTAAAGGGGCCGTAACAAGCCCTTTTACTTTTGTTGTGTTTATGGTAAAATACTGTAAGGAGGTCATCAAATGAGAATTATTCGAGACATATTTTGGATATTGTTGATTATTACTGTGCCGGTAGCAATCTTTGATAAATTCTTTAGACCTTATTGCATGACCGTTATCGAAAGGATGTGTAACAAGGATGAAAGTTAAATCCAGAATGTCCTGTCCTGTTCGAAGAAAAGACGGTACATGGACAACTGTCATCAGAGAATTTGAGGAAGATATTCCGGATCTCGGACGAGAAGAGCTTATCTGCAACAAATGCGGACGCCCTGATTATCCGAAATGCAAGGAAACGGTTTGTGAAGCCTGGAAATACCACAAATCGAAAAATTAACAAGTCATGTAAGAGCTGAGGTTAAACCTTGGCTCTTATTTTTTGTGTAAAGGAGAAAAAACATGCTTGCCAGAGAAGCGACAAAAGCGGATATTCAGGCTGTTCGTGACCGTCTGCGGGAAGCAAAAGAACAACGTCAGCTTGATATTCAAATAAACCAGGCTATTGCACTGGTGAATCGTAATCACAGGAGGAAAAAATATGACACTGAACGATTATCAGCAGGCAGCTCTTCGCACAGCCCCAGGAGATTTACCGCCTGAGAAACTTCTGCTCAATGGTTTAATGGGACTGAACGGAGAAGCCGGCGAAGCAATTGATATTTTGAAAAAGCATCTGTTTCAGGGGCATGAGCTGGACACTGCACATATGGCTAAAGAGCTTGGAGATGTGGCTTGGTATCTCGCTGTAAGTGCAAACGCTATTGGGTATGACCTTGAAACCATCATGCAGATGAATGTGGATAAACTGAAAGCCAGGTATCCGGATGGTTTCGACGCTGAACACAGTCCGCATCGCAATCAGGATGATATTTAAGGAGGGTTTTCTATGAATGAACAATTCGGAGAAAAGGTAAAAGCTATTTTTGATAGTATTACCGTTCTTCAAGCAAAGGACAGCGACTTGAAACGAGATAACGCCAACATCAACGGTGACTCCCCTATGGGGGCTATGCTGCAATATGGTGCCAATACCGCCAAGGAGTACAATCTGGAGTATTTGATTAAACCTGCGATTGCAAAACTTCACCGCAATGGATGGATTCATATACACGATCTTGACTTCTATGCATGGACGACGACCTGCACGCAGATTGAGCTTCGCAAGCTCTTCAAGAATGGATTCAATACCGGACACGGTCATCTGAGAGCACCAAAAAGCATCGGTTCGTATGCTGCTCTGGCTGCTATTGCCATTCAGTCAAATCAAAATGACCAGCATGGCGGACAGAGTGTCGTGGATTTCGATTATGCTATGGCCGAAGGTGTCCGTTACACCTATCAAAAATATCTGAAAGAAGGCTATGAGATTTGCGAACGCCTCAACGATCTGAAAGATAAAGCATGGATTCTCGACTATGCTATGGAAAAGACCACCCGTGATACCTATCAGGCTATGGAGGGGTTTATTCATAATCTGAATACCATGCATTCCCGTGCCGGCGCTCAGGTTCCGTTCAGCTCTATTAACTATGGCACAGATACATCTTGGGAAGGTCGTCTTGCTATTGAGCAGCTTCTGCTTGCTACAGAAGCAGGACTCGGTCATGGCGAAACGCCTATCTTCCCGATTCAGATTTTCCGTGTCAAGGAGGGAGTCAACTATAATCCCGATGACCCAAACTATGACCTGTTCAAACTGGCAATGAAGGTAAGTGCCAAGAGACTGTTCCCAAATTTTGCTTTCATTGACGCTCCATTCAATCTCCAGTATTACAAACCCGGTCATCCTGAGACGGAGGTGGCTTACATGGGTTGCCGTACTCGTGTAATGGGTAATGTTTATGACTCGTCTCGTGAGATCGCTCCCGGTAGAGGCAATCTAAGCTTCACTTCTATCAACCTGCCTCGACTTGGCATTGAATCCAAAGGCGACTATCTCACTTTCTTCAAACTACTGGATAAAATGCTCGACGCTACGATGCAGCAGCTTCTCGACCGGTATAAAATTCAGGCTTCGAGAGTAGTTCGCAACTTCCCATTCCTTATGGGAGAAGGCGTCTGGATGGATTCTGACGGGCTTTCTCCTGATGACACGGTTGGAGAGGTTTTGAAGCATGGAACGCTATCTATCGGTTTCTGCGGGCTTGCAGAGTGTCTTGTAGCGCTTAATGGCAAGCATCACGGTGAAGATGAGTTCTCCCAGGAGCTTGGCTTGCGTATTGTCGGCTATATTCGTGACTATTGCAATCGTAAGAGCACAGAACTCAGTATGAATGTAACCTGTCTTGCTACTCCCGCTGAGAGTTTAGCTGGGCGGCTGCTTCGATCTGACAGAGAAAGATACGGAATTATCAAAGGTGTTACCGACCGTGAATACTACACCAACAGCTTCCATGTTCCGGTCTATTATCATCTCCCGGCTCTTAAAAAGATCGATATCGAAGCACCGTATCATGCTCTTACCAATGCCGGTCATATTTCCTATGTAGAACTGGACGGTGATCCGACCAAAAACCTTGTAGCTTTCGAACGAGTTGTAAGACACATGAAAGAAGCCGGCATCGGTTACGGAAGCATCAATCATCCTGTAGACCGAGATCCTATCTGCGGCTATAACGGAATTATCAATGATACTTGCCCCTGCTGCGGACGGAGCGAAGCCGATGGAGTTCCATTCGAACGCATTCGCCGTATTACTGGATATTTGGTCGGAACTCTTGATAAGTGGAATGATGCTAAGCGTGCGGAGGAGCGAGATCGTGTCAAGCATGAAGTTGATTCAAATTTCGGGGATTGAACCGGAGTCCATTGTCGATGGAGAAGGCATCCGATATGTGATATTTACACAGGGTTGTCCTCATCATTGCCCCGGCTGTCATAATCCTCAAACTCACCCGTTCGGTGGCGGAAAACTCGTGTCGATCGAAGATATACTCGATGATATTTCAAAAAGAAAAAATTGGATAGACGGCATCACCATTTCCGGAGGCGAGCCGTTCTGTCAGATTTACCAGTGTGCTCTGATCGCTGAAAAAGCTCATCAAATGGGACTCAGCGTTTGGTGCTACACTGGTTATCTTTTTGAAGACTTGTACAGGCAAGGCATCGAGCTTCTGAAACATATTGATGTGCTTGTTGACGGCCCGTTCGTACAGGCTGAAAAATCGTTGGATCTTGACTTCAGAGGAAGCCGTAATCAGCGAGTCATTGATATTCCGGAAAGCTTGAAAGAAGGCGTAGCGATCTTGAAACAAACTTAGAAGAAAGGAGTACCTGCATCATGGCGAACACTACTAATCCTCGACGAAATGCCGAAGGATATCCTGACCCGACCGCTTACGAAGCCCTCAAGAATATTGATCGTGAAGAAGACGAAAGATTTCATAGACTGCTGCATACACTGTTTTACTTGTGCGAGTTGGCTGGCTTTGAGATCGAAGGTCGGATTATTCTGATTGATAAACGGAACGGACGGGTTTGGAGATGAGAGAAATGAGTCCGTACATACTTGAAAATTGTGTAAATTTTAGCCCACTTTTGTTTGTCGGATTCGGGCAAAAGCCCACTTTTGAAAAAATTTTTGAGCGTGTACGGACAATTTTCCTGAAAAAAGCCCAGAAAAAGTGGGCAAAAGCCCGGTTTTGAAAACCAAAAGTGGGCAGAAAAATTCGGAGGCATTTTCTGAAAATGGCACTTTTTAGGCGTTTT